TTAGTAAGGTCAGATTCTACAACTGCTAGTGATTTAATTTTTGGTGCTTATGGTAATGGAGGTGCTGGTGCTGGTTATAAAATGGCTATTCAAGCTGATGGCAACGTAGGTATTGGAACTACATCTCCTGACGCTAAGTTAGATATTCAAGGTGATGGAGCAGATTTCTTTTTACAATCAGCGGATCATAAAATAGCTCGTATTCAACCAAGAGGAACAGGGGTAAACTTAGACAAAGGATTATTCTCTTTGTTTAATGGCAGCACAGAAAGTGTTAGAATTGATACAGATGGTAATTCTTGGTTAAATGGAGGTAACGTAGGAATTGGAACAACGACACCAAGTAGTTTATTACACTTATCGTCTGCTTCTAGTCCTACACTAAGAATTGTTGACACTACAAACAGCGTAACACTATTAGCATACGCTCAAGATTCTAGTGCTAGATTTGGTACTTATTCAAACCACACTTTACAGTTTGATACTAATAGTGCAGAAAGAATGAGAATTTCTACTGGTGGTAACGTGGGAATTGGCACTACTGCTCCTAATTATAGATTAACTGTTAATGATTCGACTGCAAGTGGAAGGGGTATTCAAGTAGTTCAAAATGCAACTTCAGGAACTAACTATGGTATTCAAGGTGGTGCTTATGGTTCAGGAGCAACAAAAAACATAGGATTATCAATAACAGCAGAAGGTGCAACTACAAATGATGCTGCTCACTTTCTTGGAGGCAACGTAGCGATTGGTACTTCATCTCCTGAAAAAAGGCTTCACATATTTGATAGCACACAAACTAATCAAACAATAAGGTTTGGTAATCCATCAGCTACTCCTCTTGCAGATATAAATTATAATTCAAGTGGTGATGAATTTTTAACTATTTCTTGCAAAGGCACTACTACAGGATTTGGAAATATTGTATTTGAAACTGGCCCAACGCCTACAGAGGCAATGCGTATTGATAGCTCAGGCGATGTTTTAATTGGAACGACAATAGGTAGCATAGGTAGTGCTAAAATTAGTTTGCTACAAGTGGAACTAAAGCAGCTATATTTCACTCACAAGGAACTGAAGTTGGTTCAATTTCTATTACATCATCTGCAACAAGTTATGTATCAGCATCAGACTACAGACTAAAAGAGAACGTAGTAGAGATGACAGGAGCATTAGACAGAGTTGCTCAGTTAAAGCCTAGCAGATTCAACTTCATTGCAGATTCAGACACAACAATAGATGGATTCTTAGCACACGAAGTTCAGTCAGTAGTACCTGAAGCTATTACAGGCACAAAGGATGCAGTAGATGAAGAAGGCAATCCTGAATATCAAGGTATTGACCAGTCTAAACTTGTTCCTTTGTTAGTAGGTGCAATTCAAGAGCTTAGAGC